TCTGTTTCGTGGTTAATTTCTGTAGGCATGAACGGCGTGAAATTGCTGCTGCCTTCTTCTAATCGCTCAATGAGGATCTCAACCTGGCGCTGTCTATCACTGGCAGACTTTACCCACTGTCCAGTAACTTCTCCGTCTTGATTGTAGTATGTTGATATCCCTTTAGCGATAAACCCTTCTGGCACTGAATGGATCATTTGATGATCTGGAGAGTATCCGCGTTTTGCAGCATTTCGATGTATTGCTTTTATGGACCTACGAACATTGCCTCTATCCTTGCCCAATATAGAGGCAGCTTTTGAATATGTGCCTACTTCATCGTAAAGGCAATATGCTTCCCATTGTACGTCAGTGGCGTACTTCCTAAGATTGCTATCCATTTTTAAGCCTCATCCATTCTGAATCATTCGGATTGGTGAGCTTAACCCCATGGTCAACAGCCCAAGCGTAGATGTTGTCGAGAAAATGCATCATTTCGCCTTTGTCTAATTTTGACGTTGATCTTACCTGTCCAGGTATCACGGTGCTACCGACGGTAATATCCTCGGTTCCTAAGAACATGTTCTTCATCAGCATCTTTATTCCTTCGGCATCAATATCAACCTTCCTGGCAAAGTGTGTGGCCATCTCAGAGAACCAGACATGAACTAATGCATTCTGCGAAAATGTTCTTGGCGAAACATACGCTACAGGCTTCCATGCCAGCGGTTGCGTAAAGTCCCAATCATTTGCCAGCTTAGAAAATGATTTAATGGCATGGTCCAGCTCTGACCGATCCCTAACTAAATAAAAGATGCCTTCCATTATTTTTTGCTCAACTTATCAATCGGCATTTGCTTAAAGCCCATGTTCAAAAGTTCTTTGCTGCTCTTGCCGAAAGGGACATCTTCAATCTTGCCACCATTAGCCAAATATTGATCTATTTCAGACAGTATGTCTTTCGACATAGAATCCTTTGCTTCTGGTGGCACGATTGCCTTTGTTGTTGCAAGTCTAATCGGGATCATTTGCTAAACTCACAAAATCTTCTAATCGCATATCAAAATAATCAGCCAGCTTTGACGCCAAAGATATCTTTACGTCTGAAGCATTTCTCCACCGGCTCACTTGCTGCACATGCACATCAAAATCAAGGGCAATAACTACATTGCTAATGCCCTTAATTTCCTGCGCGATTTTAATTGATCGCCCAATATTCATAACAGCTCCTAAAACGGGATGTCGCCAGAAAAGTCTTCAATTGCCTTTGGTGCTTGCGGTGCTTCTTTGGCGTTAAACGCAAATGAAACTACTGGCGCTCTAGCTTTATCGCCATCGCCTATCCACGCGCTAACCCAATACTCTTTGCCGTCGATGGTGGCGTTGCCGGTAAAATGCGGATGAGTATCCTTTTGCCGCTTCTCGTTTTTCCAGATGGCGCCACGATTATCATTATCCATTACTTTCTCCTCAGTTTTTCGCTTTCGCTTATAACGACTTCTGCCGCAGATTTCACAGCTTCAGCCAGTAAATTGATGTACTTGTCATCTCTATTGACTCGCACGATCAAATCTTCCATCTCTGGGTGAAAGGACATGAAATCCCACCACTTTCGCCCAGTGATCCACAGGCATCCCATCACCTGTTGTTTGTATATTGTTGGCAGCGTTCCCTGGCGAAGATATCCAACATGAACGGCAGACGATGGACACTTGATCTCAATGCCTCCGTCATCTCCAACTAGTCCATCAGGCGAGCATCCTGCCTGGATATCATCGTGCAGGCAAAAGCCTATCTCGGTTACTACGTTATTAGTTGACAGCTCATACATCGCCCTAGCCTGCGGCTCAAGCTCGTTACCACGAATCATGTGATCGTTCTTGTATGTCTCTTCCACATGACCTGTAATCATGTAGGCTATCAAGCCATTGATGTATGAATCAGCAGACGTTGAAGGCTTGCCCGTAGACGTAATCAACTTTGAAAAGTTGCTCGCAGACGGTACTCCAGCGCGAGACTGAAGCCACTCAGCAGTTCCTTGCTCGAAGCTATTTACTCGCACTTAGCTTTCTCCGCAGCAGCATAACCGCCTTGTCTTTCTGAGATACCTTGAGCTGCTCTACTGCGTCAATACCAAATGCGCTGCAAAACTTCTCCATATCGCTTTTAGTTTCAATGACCATAGCTCGAATCATTTCGGCTTCTTGCGGATCTACAAGGCCATCTGATTCATCTGCCGGTACATCTAACTCGGAGCCAGCGTAAATCGTAAAGCCTAAACCAAACATCGCTAGACACTTGACAAGACATCTCATCTTGCAACTGTTGACAGCAAACGCATCAGGATTCTTCACAGCTTGATTTTTGTAATTCATTACAGGAAGCCACATTGATCGAGAAAGATGCTGATCACCTTTCTTGATGGTGACGGTTGCCGTTATCTCTACTGTGGTATCAGGGAAGGTGTGACTGCTAAAACTGTAATCAGCGTCTGGATACTTTGACATTAGGGTAGCCCATGCCCAAGCCCAAGACAGGTAGTTCAGATTGTTTTTCTTTTCAACATGAGATGAAACATCTATCGCGGATAGTGTTTCCCATACTTCTTTTGCAAGAACCATAATTTACTCCTCTTATCTGATTTAATCATATCAGAATGGAGCAATAAATCAACAGCTATGATTTGATTGATTAGGTTAATGACCCGTTACGAATAATAATTTCTTCTTCGTCCAGGTTGGCAGTCATCGTGTACAAGTTTTCAATCGCTACCTTGCTGCTTGATACACCTTGCAACTGCGGAAATAGCCCCATGCCAATCGCGATACAACCAATAACGTCAGCAGCAGTATTGCCAACGTGAATAAGGATATGAGTCCGGCCTTTAACATCTGCAATTTGCCATGTGTTCTTCCCAAACCTGGGCGAATCGACACGGACAAGCTTGTAGTAACCAACAGGAATGCAACTAACATTCTGCTGATTATCAAGCCACGGCTTTTCGACCGTGTAAAAGTGTTCACCGTTGTATGTTAATCGCCCAATGGTCCGGTCCTTGAATGAACCGAATCTAATTAACTCAATCACTTTCGATGAACTCCCTTTGTCTTTTCCAGCGTTCTAAGACCACCCAATCCTAGCATGCCAAGCAAGACCGGCATCATTGTATCTAAAGGCACCAATGGGATAGTAATGTCCATCCCAGCCAATCCAAGTGCAAAATTGGCAAATGGCGTGACGATGAAGTTGCCAGCCATTGCAAACACGCAACACCATCCAGTAGCTGGGCGCCAGCCAGAAACAAACAAAGAGCTGCTAGATGCTTCCACCTTGTTGACTGCCATCTGGGCCAACGCATTTTCTTGCGCGTACTTTTCAGACATTGTTGCAATTTCATGCGCTAAAGCATTTTTCTGATCTTTGTCCTCAACGTATTTGTCAAGCAAGCCAGCGATTGGCGCGATTAAATCTTTGATCATGATGTCCTGACCAGGACCGCTTCCACAAATATAGCAACTTCGTTTGTCGAGCTTGAGCTTTTGGCTTCAAAGCTAAAATCTGTCTTTTCTGCTAATTTGAATGGCACCTGTCGATCATAACTTACTTGAGAAGTTGCAAAAGTAGCTTCGGCAACTCGCAATTTTCGACCTGCTGAAGTGTTTGTGACATTTCTGATTGTCAGATATTTATTGCCGTTTGTTGTCGCGGAATTTACATCTATCCGAAACAAGTATAACGAGTGATTTCGAGGCACCGTATAAATACATGCCTGCATCACACCTGTTGCAGCTTCAATATAGCCGTATTTTACCGCTGTATTAATTGCGTTTATATTTCCGACGTTTTCACCGTCCAACATGATCATCAGGTTGATTCGGAAAAATAATGCAGTAGTTACTGTGCCGCCATCAGCCAAAGTAACAACTTCTGAGATTATATTATAGTCAGAATCAAGCCCTTCAATGATAAGAGTCTTGCCATAATCCAGCGCACTTGATGTCGTTACAGTCAAAGCAATAGCAGTTGATGGGAACGTATAATTCACGCCATCATTCCAGATTGTTTCGTAATTGAGTGCTACGCCTCTATTAAATCCAAACAAATTTACCGCAGAAGCACCTTCAAGATTGCCCCTGGCAACATCGAATAGAAAATTTGGCGTTGACATGTTGCCTAAAAATTGCGGCATATTAGAATCCAGTGTATTTAACTATTGCGGCGATTATTACGCCAAATGTTAGCCAAACCGCTTTCTCTAATAGAGAATTTAAGCTAATTCCCGATATAAGTTTTTCTCTTGTTTCATCAATGGCTTTGCTGTGACTGTTTAATCGCTCTTCATGCCTATTGATTCTAGTGCTGACAGATATCAACTTTTCATCCATCCTAGCAATGATAGCTAATGCTTCTGCTAGTTGGTCAAGTTTATCTTCTATACGCCTTAGTCTATCCTCAGTCACATTCAATCCTTGCTATTCCACAGGTCAAAAAGCACCCTAATTTTGTCTTTAATGGTTTCAATATCAGAGTGCATTTTTGCAAGAACTATGACCAATGTTACAAAGCCGACAGCAATTGGCCAAACACTATTTATAAACTCCAACGCTGTCATAAACTTTGCCCGTAATCATAAAATAATTATTCGGCCAAGTCTTCCTTAAGGGCCGCTACATAAGCATTCAAGGCAACCTGGATCATGTCCAAATCGCTCTTCAGCAAATTACCTTTGTTTTGACACTGTTGAATCTGTCCAACCAGCATTTTCTGCTGGTCCGTCATATCTTCAATATCGTATTCTTTATCATCAATTGTGATCATTATTCATCTCCAATGGTTGAAAATGTATATTATCACAAAAGCTACCAAGGCAAACCACTGGCATTCACAGGATTTTTCTGCAACTCGATATTCGCATCAAAGCTCGCTTCAAGAGCTTCAACGTCCATTGTCGCCTGAACCCAGCCCAGCACAATTTCTTCGGTCAGGTCTTCAAACGCCACAAAGTCTTTAGCAGCTTCATCAGGCGTGAAAGAGCAAGTGCCGTAACTGCTGGCAGAGTAATCGCCGTCAGTCTTTGAAACTCTCCAGTGAGCAATGGTCACGCCGCCATCAGCGACAGTTCGTTCGAGTTGTGCAATCGTCCAAATCATTTTTGTTTTGCCTTGTTGTTAAGGAATGCAAATGTCTCCATGAGCTTGTAAGCCTTTGCCACCCACGCATCGTCCTTCGGGGTTTCAGTGTAGTTCGCAACCACACTAGCCGCCGTGACCAGTGATGTTGCAAAAATGTAAAAATCTAATAAGTAATCCATTTGTTTATGCTCCTTCTAAGGCTTCGATTCGGGCGGTTAGGGCTTCGATGATTGCTTGTTGTTCTTGCATGGCTTTGACAAGATGAGCAACGATGCCGCCGGTCATACCACCTGTTAAGCCTTTGCGCTCTTCTTGGCCTTCAGAAGACATATTTTCTACGACAAACTCAGGAAAGATTTGTTCTACTTCTTGCGCTACAAATCCTGCTTTGCAATGCTCACCTGAAGCAATCCAATCAAACTCAACTGGATTTAAGCTGTTAATTTTAGATAGTGATCCAGAAATAGTTGTTATGTTTTCTTTTTCACGGATATCTGAAATAGACGCAAACTGTACGTTACTTGCTCCGTTGCCTACAATACCACCCATAGGCGTGTTTGTTGTGCTTGTAACATTACCGTAAAACTGTATAAACCTTTGAGTAGCATCGGTGCTGGTGTCACGGTTAAGGAGGTTTAAAACTGGGCAACTAGCTGATCCAGTAGAGTTATAAATTCCAAAAGGCGCTGCGCCTCCAGTACTACTTGCCCCTTTGAAAACATGTGCAGTGGTTAACCCGTTATAAGGGTTGCTGCTAGTTTCACCCACCAACAAATTGTTTGATAAATATAGGTTTCTAAATCGTGAGCCAGCGTAACCCAAATCATGAAGACCATCAGCAGCAGCACCGGTAGTGGTCACTGGAAAAATTGTTGCATTAGTACTGGTTAAATAACTGAATTTCACCCCGCCTGCTAGTGGGCCAGAAATATAAGGAGCGCCGCCTTGAGCGCCGATTGAGCCGACTCCTGCGCCGTCTCTGTTGAAATAAACGATTGGGCCGTCAGTCGACAAACGATTAAAAGATGCTGCATTTGTACCACTAGCTGTAGCCCATAACGTACCGCCAGCACGAGCCTCAATACCTGCTGTTCCAAAGGCTGTAGCAGTTTTACCCACCAACAAATTGCCGCTGGCGTCTATGCGCATGCGTTCTGTGCTGTTAGTGCGTATAGCTAACGCGTGGTTACTCGACGTTCCTAAAATACCTGCCGAAGAATCCACGCCCATGATGTTTGCTATGCCTGACGCATTTTGCACCCATCTTGTATACGCTATCGTATTATGACTAACCTGCTGTGCCTCGTAGGCATCTAATACTGCGGATTGGTTACCATCTTTTGTTATGTGTAGCGTTGTAGCAGGCGAGCTAGTACCAATACCCAAAGACTCAGCAGAGGCGTCCCATACCAGTTTTGCGGTTGTGCCCGTGCTCTCATACAGCGACACATCGCCGCCAGCGGTGATATCCAAATATCTTCTAAGTGTGGAGCTAGTCCCAGTAAAAAACGCTAATCCAGTTGCAGCACTTGACCCTGCATCATAACTATTAATAGAGGCAGTAACGTTGCCGCCAGTCTCAAAAGAAATGTTCTGACCGATATCTCCAGTTGTGCTATTAGCTGCCCCTAATTGCAGTTGATAATCCGATGGTGTTGTTGATACGGTTGCAGCATCCGTTGTAGCCCCTAAATCCAACCCATTTGCCGTGACGGTTCCACTAAACGTCGCCGCTCCTGTGACACCCAATGTAGAGCTAAACGAACCAGTAGTAAAACTACCAGCCGCTGGCGTTACACCACCGATCACCGTGTTATTGACCGTGCCGCCTGTAATGGTGACACTTGTCGCGTTCTGGCCGACCAGACTGCCAAATGTTCCAAGCACGTTGGCACCGCCGCGCAGGATCAGCGCAAGGTCAGTGCTTACTACCGCGCCGACGTTTGTTAGAGTATCTATCTGAGCCATGTTTTATTCTCCAAGTCTATAGACCTATTATATCAGTATTATTAAGCTGGCTGCGTAGGCCAAATGACATCTTCAAAATCCATCAAATTTTCGTATTTGCTTGGCAAGTCTCTTAATTCCTTTCTGTAAACCTTCCAAGCATTAACCTGATCCTGAGTTAAATCAACATCTAAGTGCTGAGTCCAATCTGTAGCTGCTAGTTTGGCGTTTCGCATAACGCGCAGTTGCTCTTGAATCTCAACTTTCAGCGCGTCCAAATCCACTGGCTTGTCGCAAATCTTGCCGTTCAAAATAATATGTCTTTTATCGTTTGCTATGCCTTCGATTATCGTTTCATTTTCACGCGCATTCAAATCCATCATATCGTCTGGGCAAACGCCAGTACGAAGTATATTGCCGTTTTGGTCGTGTACGATGTAATTTTTCATCGCTTAAACTCCCTGACTGATATGTACCTATCCGAAACGTTTGCGGCGTATCCTGTTCGCGTTAGCTTGTATGTATAAGTTCCAACAGCAGGAGGCGCGTCCAAATAAATAATAGTTGAAGTATCGTAAACCGATCGATCTGTTTGCGCCTGTATTGTGACCGTCTTTAAAAGAGTGGCATCACGATATAGGTTTAGATAAACGAAACTCCCGCCGCCTCCAGCGCCAACTATGCCGATATATCCCTGCGCGAAAATTTCAACGCTGCTGACGGCTGTGCTGGTATTTATTGTTATTTCTTGGAGTAGAGTCGTTCCTGTTGCTGCTTCAGTAAAGCTGGTCGAACCAGACGTTATAGCATTTTGAGTGACCTGAGTTGTATTAACACCGCCAGTTTTTACAATCAGATTGCCAGTAATAGGATCAGTGTCTAAAGTCACGCCATCAATGTTGATGCTTCCAGCGTCTACACTGCCGCGAACGACAACATTGGAAAACTCAGACGCGCCAGCCTTGGTAATCTTCCAACCACTGACGCCGGTTACATAGTCAGATGATTGGATGCTATCGGCTATTTTGTCAATGGTTACTGCATTGCCAGCTAATTGAGCTGTGCCAACGCCTTCTGCGTTAATCACCAAAGAATCGCCGCTTCTGCTCAAAGTTATGCCGTCGATGTTTATATTGGCGGCCTTAACAGTTCCGGTGGTTATTGCGCCACCGCTGATGCTGGTCACGTTTGCATTGACATCAGAGCCAACAA